CACTGCCGGCTTCCATGTTGGCGCTCGACCGGCCTTCATCAAGCCTGGACAAAACCCCGCGCGCTTCAATCTTTTCGGTCTCAGATGCTGCTGCGTTTTTGAGAACAGCAAACGCCTTGTCAACCAATGGCCGGACGTGTGATTTCTCAAAAAAATCTTTGGCACGATCCTTGTTCCTGGGATTGCTGTGGTGGAAATAGTTGTGTCGGACAGCCCAGGATGGCGCGGTGTGTAGCATGAATATGTACCTCTGAAGTGTACATATAACGCTAATGTGTCGCGTATTTTACGTCAATGTTATTGACGAGTTTTCCACAAAATTTGATTACATAAAATTGTTCAACCGACCGTGTGTGCTGCTCAAAACGTCGTCAACCGATTGTGTCGGCATCATATTTGCGCTAAGCACAGGCGTTGCCCATTTCAAAACCTTGTTTTCAATGGTTCCCAGGCCAAAAACATTTACCAGAGTATGAGTTCCGTCAGGGTTTGGATAAACCAGAGCCTGCACAATGTTTGTTACCTCAACTGTGCATTTGTGCGCGTCATACAGCTCGACATAACAAAGCCGACCAGCGCACTGTTGCGGGGAGACATACTGCTTTTGAATTGGCTCCAGCAGAACAAGCTCAATTATATTCTGCATAAAGTTGAAGCGGCCAGTGTAAGTTTTGTCGATTTGGGTGTGCCAGGCTCCAACGCCGTCAAGCCCAGACGTGAGACCAAGGGGAAAGTATTGCTTGCCTTCATTTGTGAGCTGGCGCTGCCATTTAAAGCCTTCTTTGCTTTTTTTACCACCGGCATCATTTTCGAGCAGCAAATTGGTTCCAACGATATCGATTGGTGCGCTTGCAAAAAAAACTTCTTGGGGGGTACAGCCTAATATCTTGGCATATTGTTCTGCATCATTTAGCGAGATGCCAATCTTACCAGATATGTGTCGGCTCAATGTCTCTGGGGTGACGCCCTTGATGGCTGCCACCTCGCGCTTGCTCATGCCTGAGCGCGCAATCATTGCTTGGAGATTGTTGTGCATAATCATTTGAATGTACCCCGTGTCGGTTGCGGTCACAATTGAAAACACCCTAATTTATTAAGACAGCATCCGTCAAGCCCCTAGCTTTTTAAGCCGAAGCAGAGTAGTTTTAAGCGATGACTTTAGATACATTTAGAAAAGAAAAGGGCTGGTCATTTGCGCATCTTGCGCGCCAGCTCGGAGCCTCACATGCAACAGTAGCGCGGCGCTGGTGCCTGCCGCGCGATCACAAAAACCGGCTAATTCCCAGTCCAGTTTATATGGACAGAATTATTGTGATTTCGAGCGGGAAAGTAATGCCGAATGACTTCTACCTTAACCGAAGCTGACCTGCAAAAACAGGTCGTGGACTGGCTCAAGATTGCGCTGCCGCCCGGCTGCGTGTTCCACCATAGCCCCAACGAGGGCAAGCGCCATGTCGCATTCAAGAAGAAGTTGAAGACTATGGGTACGCAGGCTGGCTGGCCTGATCTGGAAATATTTATCCCCGGCGACCAGGCGGTGCATAGCATAAGCACAAGCGTGTTTATTGAGCTGAAAAAGCCTGGCGGCAAGCCACGCATGAGCGGCACACAGCTTGAGATGGCTCAGCGCTTGATCCTGGCCGGTTGCCACTACGGCATGGCCCAAAGCTTGGGTGAGGTGTTTGATATTCTTGATCCGCTTGTGCGGTTGAAGGCAGGCACATGAGCAATCCATACACCCTGCCGGAAGGGAATGTGCAGATAAGCTTTAGCGGTGGGCGCACGTCTGGGTTTATGTTGAACAACATTATCCATGCAAACGGCGGCTTACGCAGCGATGTCGCGGTGACCTTTGCAAACACTGGGCGCGAAATGCCTGAGACTTTGGATTTTGTGCAAGAGTGCGCAGACAAATGGGGCATTGAGATAGTCTGGGTCGAATACGATCCAGACTATAAATTTAAGATAGTGACGCGCAACACTGCCAGCCTCGACGGAGCGCCTTTTGACCAACTTATAAAAAAATATAACCGGCTGCCCAATCCTAGACAGAGATTTTGCACTGGAAAGCTTAAAATACAATCAACAAACGCATATCTAAAAAGCATTGGTTGGCAGCGTTGGCATAACGCTATCGGCATTCGTTACGATGAGCGCCATCGTCTTAACAAAAATGAACTAAAATACATACAAAATTGGCACCCTATGTCTGGCGCAAAGCACACGCAGGCGCACGTTCACGAGTTTTGGCAAGCAAACAATTTTGATTTGCGCCTTGCGTCCGTTAACGGAAAAACCATCAAAGGAAATTGCGATTTCTGTTTTCTAAAATCTGAAGCGGCGTTGGCGGGAATGTACCGCCAGTTTCCAGAGCGTGGACAGTGGTGGTCACAAAAAGAACAGCAAACAAATATGGATTTTAAACAAGGCAAAACTTTTGCTGGGTTGTTTGATTTTGTAGATCGACAGGGCGACTGGATTTTTGATGACGACGCTTTTTTGTGTCAAGCGAACGACGGAGAATGCACGGGATGAGCAGGCGCGAGCAAGCTGTCGAGATGGCCGACGCAGAGATCAGGCGATTGTTCGCTGCCGGTTACGGCATATTCCGCATAGCCGAGCTGTACGGTATCCCGCGGGTTAGGCTGACGAGCGACATTGCGCAGATGTTTGACCTGGACTGGATGGAGCTACCGCCCACGCTGCGCGATAGCGGGGCAGGGATAATGACTGAGGGCTATCTGCGTGAGGCTATGGCTGATCAGATAGAGGCCGTCATAGAGGGCCATGAGGGGGCCGAAGTTATATGCCTGACAGGGTAAGGCAGAAAAGCAAATGGGGCGCGGTGCGTGACAAGCCGACGCCTGGCAAGCGCCGGTGCGACGCCTGCGCGAAGGAACATGAAGTGGCCGGTCACACATGGCTGGTGCTAATGTCTGGCCACTTTGTGTGTGACAACAACAGATGTCACACAGTGATGACCAACTGGCTCAAAGGAGATCAAGATGCCAAGACAATGGACACCCGAGCAGCGCGCCGAGCTATCCAGAAGGAAGAAAGCCGAATGGGCAAAGCGCAAATCCGCTGAGCTGACCCTGTGGGGACACGTTAAAAACATCCTCGCAAAACGCCTGGGCATTTGACTTATCCACAACGGGGCTTGACATGATTTCGGATCACGATAAACTCGGCTCTGCCGCAAAAAAGAACGGTGCTATAGCATGCGACCAGCAAGCTATAGCTGATAGCTCGCAACGAAGCAGAGCAACACAAATCCAATCTTTGATTACTAACTTAGCCAAGCGCAATAGCATGCAATATAAGCAAGCTATAGCACGGAGCGATGCCAACCCGTTTGACGAGCAGCAGCGCAGGGTTTTCCGCAAGCTTATCCACAAGCACTCACGCGAAGAGCTGGCAATGATCCAGCAGGCGGTCGATGCTATGTCACCGCTTGAGCGACACGATTGGTTGGACAAAACCGAGCGCGAGCTACGCGAGCTTGACGCATGGACATGACCCAGCTCAACGATCTTTTTTTGGAAGCAGCGGAAACCGAGCGCAAGCTACCGGCAGCCATCCGCAAGCAGAAGCTCAGTAGCTGGCCGGATCATGTGCAAGATTGGTTTGGCTATGGTTACCATGCTGCGGAGACGCCCAGGCTGACAGCAACGCCTGAGCAGGTCTCCAGGCTGGACTATGCCATTGAGCTGGGCATCACCGGCATGGACGTTGAAGACAGAAAGCTTGTGTGGGCTGTTGCACACTCGGCAGCGTTTCGTGAGCGTGGGCCAGCCTGGACGAAGATTGCACGGATACTGGGGCTGAGTGATGGTAGGGCAGTGAAGCGGCGCTATCAGGACGCGTTGGTGCGGTTGTATTACCGCATATGAAAAGGGCGGCTAATATTTTACAACGGTATTTGCGTACCAAACTGCGCAGGGCTGCGAACAGAAATGACCGTATTTTTGGACGTAGGTTTCTCCGTCCCACAGAATATGTTCGTACCGCCGCCAGTAGACAGGGTCATCATTATTTAGATAGTTGTTTTTTAGGCCTGGATTTGACGCCCATTGATCGACTGAACGGATCAACAACATATTGCCATCATAAGGATCGTTAGAAAAAATCTGCGTAGTTTTCTTTTTTGCAGGGCGAAAACAAACAGGGCACTCTTGTCGCTCAGTGAACGTCTGCTCACCGACACGGGGTGGCTTGGGGTATTTAGTCATGGTTTCTCGCTCCTTGGTTACAATGCAGACATAGTGACCGATACGGTCAACATCAAGGGGCATAACGTATTATGTTTTGCGTTTGACGCGAATGCACCAAATGTTGTAGCGTTTTAGATACGCTGGCACGATATGTCGGCGCTTCCCAAATTCAGACAGAGCAAGCTAGGCGGGTCGGTCGCCTAGCTTGCACCATGTTGGACACATGACAAAACGAACCAGAGTAACCAAGAAGCAGATGGAAGAAATTTGCGAGCAGATATGCGAGGGCAGAAGCCTGACGCGCATCTGCAATGAGGCTGAGCATCTTCCAAGCTGGCGCACCGTGCTGCGCTGGGTGCGCGAAGACGAGGGCGCTTACACGGCGTACCGTCAGGCGCGAACCCTGCAATGCGAGGTTATGCGTGACCAGATCATTGACCTGGTTGAAGCGCCATTGCCAAATGATCCTAAGCTCGCCATGGCCGAGGTGCAGCGGCGTCGCCTAGAGGCTGACCACAAGGACAAGCATATCAGGCAGATGCAACCGCTGGGCTTGCGTGACAAGGCTGAGGACAACAAGCAGACGAGCGGCAAGGTTACGCTGGTCTGGGGTGATCAAGCTGTGGCTGTGGGTGAATAGTGTTGGTGACGAGGCTGCGTGGCAGGGGTCGCGCGCGCGAGGCAAGCTGCACATGCGACGCAGTCGCAAGCATACCCCCCAAGCCTTTTGATTTTCTGCGCAGCTCGGCATGCGTTTGGCATGCGAAAGGCTGTGACCGGCAGAAACGCTGGGGCTGGTTGTAGGACAGCCTACTGTCCAGGGGGGGGTGCCTGTTTCCTGGCGCGCACCCCCACCCACCCCCAGAGCCGGCCGCCGTGTCTATACGTATATATATCCTGACAAGAGCCTGTCTCTCACATGAACATCGAAATCCCTTACACACCACGACCTGGTCAAGCCCAGCTCCATGCCGAGCTGCAAACCAAGCGCTGGGGCGTAGTCGTATGCCATCGACGCTGGGGCAAAACCGTCATGGCTATAAACCACCTGCTGCGTGAAGCCGTGCTGAACCCCAACACGAACCCGCGCTGCGCATACATAGCCCCGACATACCGGCAGGCCAAGGCCGTGGCGTGGGACTACCTGAAGCAGTTTGCAAGCGCCATACCGATGGTCAGGTTCCATGAGACAGAGCTGCGAGCTGATCTGCCCAACGGTGCGCGGATACAGCTTCTAGGCGCTGAGAACCCCGACAGCCTGCGGGGCATATATCTGGATATGGCTGTTCTGGATGAGATGGCTGACATGCCGGAGAGTTTGTTTCCAGAGGTCATCAGACCGGCCCTGAGTGATCGGAAAGGCAAATGTGTGTTTATTGGTACACCAAGGGGCCACAACGCCTTCTATGAGCTGTTCTGTGACGCTGAGACCCAGGACGACTGGCACACCGCGCTGTTTAAGGCTAGCGAGACCGGCATACTGGATGAAGAGGAATTAGAGGCTGCTCAGGCTATGATGACGCCAGACCAGTTTGCTCAGGAATTTGAGTGTAGCTGGGTGGCCAATGTGCCGGGCAGTGTTTTTGGCAAAGAGCTTCAGGAAGCTCAGGAAAAGGGCCGCATTGCTTCAGTTCCCTATGACCCAACCTGTAAGGTCGATACCTGGTGGGATTTGGGCGTCGGGGACAGCACAGTTGTCTGGTTTACGCAAAGCGTAGGCCGCGCTGTGCATGTTATCGATTTCTATGAGAACCGTGGCGAAGGACTGCCGCATTACGCAAAGATGCTTTCTGAAAAGGAATATTTCTACGGCAGCCACAACGCCCCGCATGACATTGAGGTGCGCGAGCTGGGGAGCGGCAAAAGCAGGCGCGAGGTCGCATGGGACTTGGGGCTTAACTTTAGAGTGGTTCCAAAGCTGCCGCTGGAAGATGGCATCCATGCTGCACAAATGCTGATCCCGCGTTGCTGGTTTGACAAAGGCAATTGTGGGCCAGGGCTAGAGGCCCTGCGCCAATATCACCGCGCATACAATGAGCGCCTGCGATCATTTAGGAATACGCCCGTGCATGACTGGTCTAGTCATGCAGCCGATGCGTTTCGCTATCTGGCCGTCGGGCTGAAAGAAACACGAAGCTATGACCGGCCACCACAGGCCGTTGCTGACAGCAAATACAACCCTTTGGGAGTTAGAATGTAATGGGATTTTTGAGACCTAAATCACCGCCGCCGCCACCGCCTCCTCCTCCACCCCCGCCGATTATCACGCAGCCCGACCCAGTGATTAGGCCGGCCACAGTTGTCGAGGCAACGCAGCAAAAAGCGAAAGATCAAAAGCGGGTGAACCCGAAAACCGCGATTGCAACAACGCCGAGGGGCGTTCTGGAAGACACCCCGCTGGAATATAAAAGCCTGCTGGGTGGTGGCACCCCGCGTAAAACCAGAAAGCCAGGAGCTTAGTCATGGGCGGCATTGTAAAATCAGTCGGCAAAAAACTTGGAATTATTAAAAAGCCTCCAAGACAGGCACCGCCGCCGGTTACCTACACACTCGAAGATGTAAACCAGCGCACTACCAACATGGTAGCAGGTATAAACTTTAGGCGCAGCCTGCAAGGTTTGCCGCCCTTAGAAACCTCAACCGGCTCGGGCCCGACTAGCGTCGAGCCTGCTGAACCAATAAACCCGCGCGATGTGGTCTACGGCGATGAGGGCGAGCAGGCCCGTCGTGGAAGGCGTCGCCGCACACGTCGCGGCACCATGCTGACCGGCGGCAAGGGTGTGCTGGGCGATGCGCCCGTTGAAAAGAAAACACTGCTGGGTAGCTAGATGGCCGACGAAACCGCACAGATATTGCTGAAGCGATTGGACAGTCTTGTTGTCCAAAGGCAGACCTGGGAAAGCCACTGGCAAGAGGTGGCTGACTATGTCGTGCCGCGAAAGGCCGATGTCACAAAGAACAGATCAGCCGGTGACAAGCGCTCCGAGCTGGTATTCGACGGCACGGCAATCCATGCCGCCGAGCTGTTGGCTGCATCTCTGCACGGAATGCTGACCAATGGCAGCACAAGCTGGTTCAGTCTGCGATATTCAGACCGCGAGCTGAACGGCGATGATGAGGCTATGGAATGGCTGCAAAGCGTCGAAGACGTAATGTATCAGGCATTCAATCGCTCTAACTTTCAAGAGCAGATTGCGGAGCTTTACCTTGATCTAGTGACCTTTGGCACGGCAGTCATGTTTGTCGATAAGGATGAAGATCAGCAAGTCAGGTTTTCGACACGGCACATTCGCGAATGCTTTTTGTCAGAGGACGATAAGGGGCGCGTCGATACTGTCTATCGTAAATTTAAGATGCCGGCGCGCGCTGCGATGCAGCGATTTGGGGACGAAAAGTTCGATAATAAAATTCAACAAAAAGCAGCAAAAAATCCCTATGAAGAAATCACACTGGTGCATGCTGTTTTCCCACGCGAAGAACGCGACGCCACCAAAGTCACAGCAGAAAACAAACCTTTCGCATCCGTTTACATTGAGCCGGATCAAAAAGTGGTGCTTTCCGAAAGCGGCTTTGACGAGTTCCCATACATGGCGCCGCGATTTACCAAGGCCAGCTCCGAGCTGGGCTATGGGCGCAGCCCATCCATGACCGCGCTGCCGGACATTAAAATGCTGAACAAGATGTCTGAGGTGACTATCCGTGCCGCGCAAAAGCAGGTTGACCCACCGCTCTTGGTGCCAGACGACGGCTTCATGTTGCCGGTCAGAACCATACCAGGCGGCCTGAACTTTTACCGCGCCGGCACACGCGACCGCATCGAACCGCTGAACATTGGCGCTAATAATCCGCTGGGCCTCAACATGGAAGAGCAGCGGCGGCAAGCCATCCGCGCTGCATACTATGTAGACCAGCTCATTCTAGGCACCGGGCCGCAAATGACTGCAACGGAGGTTGTCCAGCGCACCGAAGAAAAAATGCGCCTGCTTGGCCCCCTGACCGGCCGGCTCAGCCAGGAGCTGCTGCAACCGCTGATTACGCGGGTCTATAGCATCCTGTCGCGGCAGAAAGCATATGAACCCGCACCGGAGTTCATGGTGAACCAGAACCTCGAAATCGAATATGTCAGCCCGTTGGCCAAAGCGCAGCGCCAGGGTGACATCCAGTCAATGACGCGGCTGCTTGAGCTGATGGCTCCTCTGACCCAGCTCGACCCGACAATCATGGACTACGTCGATAGCGACGGTATCTCCAAGCACCTCATTAAAATACTGGGTGTGCCGGCGACAGCCGTGCGGGGCGACCGCGAGGTAGCTCTCTTGCGCGCAGATCGCGAAGCACAACAGCAGGCAGCAGCCGAGCAAGCCGAGCTGATGCAAACCGCAGAGGCAGCAGGCAATGCAGCGCCGATGGTGCGCGCGATTGATGCGGTGCAGTCGTGAGGCAGCCGGAAGATACGGTCGAGCTGTATAAGCAAGTTTTTGACACCGAGGACGGCGACAAAGTTCTTTACGATTTGGGTCTTAGATTTTGCGAGCAAAGCTCGACATTTTCGACCGACCCATGCGAGACAGCCTACCGTGAAGGCCAGCGCACGGTGGTGCTATTTATTAGATCAATGCTGCGCGACAAACCAAACGAAGAGGAAACCGTTTCGATATGAGTGATGAACAGGTAGCTGAGGTCTCTGCTGATGCAGAGGTAGCCCAGTCTGTTGCTAGTCCAGAAGACTGGCGCACTGGTATACCCGAAGAAATTCGGGGTCATAAATCTTTAGAACACATTAGCGATGTAGGGGCTTTGGCTAAATCCTATGTAAATGCGCAGTCCATGATTGGCGCAGACAAGGTTGCCATCCCCGGCAAGCATGCGACGCCGGAAGACTGGGACGAGGTCTATCGTCGGCTTGGGCGACCTGACACGCCCGATGAGTACGAGCTGGTCAACGAGGTGCCGGACGGCGTCGCAGTCGATGACGACCTTGTGAGCTGGTTCAAAGGGGCGGCGCATGAGGTGGGGCTGACAGAAGGCCAGGCCCAAAAACTGCTCGCAGGTTATAATGAGATGCTTGGCAACAGCGTCGCAATGAACGACGGACAGATTGAGCAGATCAGAACCGAAACGGAAATCGAACTTAAAAAGGAATATGGCGCGGCTTTTGATGACCGGCTTGGCAATGCCAATGCTGTCATGGATGAATTTGCAGTCGAGGGTTTGACCGAGCTGCAAATGGCCGATGGCACATTGCTGGGCGATCACCCAGAGGTTATTCGCATGATGGTCAACATAAGCGAGTTTATAAACACCAAGATTGGTGAGGATAGCCTTGAGGGCATGAAGACATCCGGCGAGATGACCACAGCCGATGTGCGCGAAAGGTTGTCAGAGCTAACTGCTACGGGTTCACCGTATTGGGATCAGAAACACCCAGAGCATGATTTCTTTGTGACCGAGGCATTACGTCTACGCGAAATGTCAGATGTCTGACCGAGAGTTCCGGCTTGAGGTCTTGCGGCTGACGCTGGAGACAGCCTCGGCAGCCATAATACAAAACCCGCTTGCTCAAGCGGATAAGAATTTGCAGTGGTGCTTGCAGCCCCTTGATAAGCCAGTGGCCCAAGGTAAAAAGGCACCCAGCAAAAAATCCAGATAACCATTCGGCCTGGTCGGCGCAACCGTCATTGCAAAACCTTTTCGTCCACCATTCTGGTGGGTAGCGAACCCTAAACGCAATCGTGATGAAAGGAGGTACTCAAATGAGTACACAAATCACAACTGCGTTTTCACAACAGTTCAGCGCTAACGTGCAACTGCTTTCCCAGCAGATGGGTTCCATCCTAAGAGGTGGCGTATCTGAGGAAGCAGTGACCGGCGAAAAAGCATTTTTCGACCAAGTCGGTAGCGCCGCTGCTGTAAAACGCACCAGCCGCCACGGGGACACCCCCACGGTGGACACACCCCATAGCCGCCGCATGGTGACTATGGACAGCTACGAGTGGGCTGACCTTATCGACGATGCCGATAAAGTTCGCATGCTCATTGATCCCACATCAACCTATGCCAGAGCTGCTGCCGCAGCCATTGGCCGGTCAATGGATGACAGCATTATTGAAGCTGCTATTGGCACGGCGAAGACCGGCAAGTCCGGCGGGACAAGCACAACCATGCTTTCTGCAAACCAGATTGCAAACGGTTCTGCCGACCTGACCCTGGCAAAGCTCATTGAGGCCAAGAAAATTCTTGACCTTGGCTCGGTTGACCCGTCGATCCCACGTCATATCGCCGTGGGGCCAGACCAGATCGAAGCCCTGTTGAACTCCACGACTGTAACGTCGTCAGACTTCAACACGGTCAAAGCTCTGGTTCAGGGTGAGATCAATAGCTTCATGGGCTTTCAGTTTCATGTCACCACACGTTTGACTAAATCAGGCAACATCCGCTCATGCTTTGCATGGGCCGAGGACGGCATCAAGCTTGCCGTTGGCAAGGATGTCCAAAGCCGGATTGATGAACGTGCCGATAAATCATATTCGACGCAGGTGTACTACTGCGCTTCTTTCGGGGCGACCCGCATGGAAGAAGCTAAGGTGGTTCAGATTGACTGCGACGAGAGCGCATAGGAGGGCTTGAGAAATGGCTACTGTTTATAGCACTCAGCGCACGACGCTGACCCAGGACGACCCCTCTGATTTCGTGAAAGCCAACGAGCTTAGCGGCGAGGTGCGTGTTGCACACGGCACATATGAGGCATCCTCTTTGGCATCAGGCGATGTCATTGAGATGTTTGCATTGCCCAATGGCGCGCGCATTCTGCAAGGCCAGTTGGCGCACGACGCACTGGGTTCGTCTACCACGTTGTCTGTTGGGTTTGCAGCCCACACCAACTCTGCCGGCACCGCAGTTTCTGCGTCTGCCGCAGCGTACAAAGCTGCCGCCGCTTCAACGTCAGCTCAGATCGTGGACATTGCTGCCACGCTCGCTTTGCTAAATGGTGAAGAGGTTGACGCCAACGAAGACGGCAAGGTCGTAACTGTGACGATGGGAGGTGCCGCCGGCACTGGCTCAATCGCAGTGACGATGCTTTACGTCACCAACTAGGTGAAGGGGGGCGGCTCCGGCTGCCCCCTTTTTTTTCTTTGGGGATATAAAATGGCAAGCATTGTTGACATTTGTAACAGCGCGCTTAATCAGATTGGCGCGTCCAACATTATTGATTTGACCGAGGATAGTAAGGCCGCGCGCATATGTAATCAGCGGTTCGCCTTTGTGCGCGACAGCGTGTTCCGCGCGCACCCATGGAACTGCCTGACCACACGCGCGTCGATATCGCCCGACGCCGAAACACCAGCATTCGAGTTTTCACAGCAGTTTACACTGCCGACCGATCCGTTTTGCCTGCGCGTACTACAGCTCAGCGACACAGACATCTTATACAAGATTGAGGGCCGCAAGCTCTTGTGCAACGAAAGCACCATCGAAATGATTTACATTGGGCGGGTGCTGGATGGCAATCAGTATGATCTGCTTTTGACCGAAACCATTGCTGCCGCACTCGCAGCCGATCTAGCCTATCCCTTGGTGGGCAGCTCGGCGCTCACGTCCAATATGTATTCGCTTTATCAAAACAAATTGACTGAAGCGCGTTTCGTTGATGCGACGGAAGATAACGATATAAACACCTCAGTTATTTCTGACAGCCGGACGGTTGCTGCCGACACCTTCATCAATTCGAGGTTCTGATGGCGAAGGCGTCACCAGCGTTTACAAACTTTACTGCAGGCGAGCTGTCGCCTCGGCTGGATGGCCGGACAGACCTTGCAAAATACCAGAACGGGTGTAAGACGCTTCAAAACTTTATTGTGCATCCGCACGGCGGCGCGAGCCGCAGGCCAGGCACAACTTTTGTGCGCGAGGTCAAAAACAGCGCAAATGCCGCCAGGCTCATACCTTTTGAGTTTAATGTCACACAAACATACATTCTTGAGTTTGGTGACCAGTATTTTCGCATTCACAAAGACGGCGGCACGGTTGTGTCGAGCGGCAGCCCGGTCGAGGTGACAACACCATATGCGCACACCGATCTGGATAAGCTGAAGTTTACACAAAGCGCGGATGTGATGTACATCGTCCACCCAGATTTTGCGCCGCGCAAAATTACTCGGACAAGCCACACGGCATGGACAATCACAGAGGTTGATTTTTTGCGCGGCCCGATGGGTGAGGCCAACACAAGCTCGACAACTTTGCTAGCCAGTGGGCGCACCGGCTCAGTGACAATCACAGCCAGCGCAAGTGTTTTTGTCAGCACCGACGTGGGGCGCTTGGTGCAACTGCATGAGGGCTTTGCAAAAATTACAGGCTTTACCAGCGCAACGAGCGTAACAGCCACTGTGCAAGATAATGCTGAGGGGCGCGCGGAGCTGACGCCCAGCTACACGGCGACGACAATATCCGCGCATGAGGGCGACCCCAGCGCCACCGGCCTCGAACACAATGACCGATATCAAGACACGGCCGGACAGTTTGTCGAGCAGGGTTTCAAGGTGGGTCAAAAAGTAGTTGTGACGGGCTTCACGTCGGCGGCAAACAATGAGACCAGCGCAATTATTGTGCGCGCCACTGACGATACGATGCTGCTTGCACCCAGCTCTGATTTGGTTGATGAGGCCGCCGGTGACAGCGTTACCATTGCAGGCAAGCTTGAGGCATCAACAGAGTGGGCCTTGGGCGCGTTCTCAACCGCAACGGGGTTTCCGGCAGCGGTCACGTTTTACGAACAGCGCCTGGTGTTTGCTTCTACAACGTCGCAGCCCCAGACGTTGTTTTTCAGTGTGGGCGGTAGTTTTGAGGATTTCGCAGCAGGCACTGATGGCGATGATGCGCTGACATACACGCTCGGCTCAAACCAGGTAAATATCATTCGATATCTGCAGGCCGGTCGTGTTTTGCTGGTAGGAACAAGCGGCGGCGAATTTGTTGTAACCAGCTCGGAAGACGCGCCGCTGTCGCCGACAAACGCTGTGGTGAAGCGGCAGGCTACCTATGGGTCGGCAGACATACAGCCGGTGCAGGTCGCAAACGTCACGCTGTTCGTGCAGCGCGCAAAGCGCAAGCTGCGCGAGCTGGTGTTTGATCTGAACACTGACAGCTATCAGGCACCCGACATGACCCTGCTCGCTGAGCATATTACCGAAAGCGGGATCAAAGAGATGTCGCTACAACAAGAGCCGGACAATGTCGTCTGGTGTGTCCTTGAGAACGGCAAGTTTGTCGGAATGACATACCGGCGTGAAGAAAACGTCGTGGCCTGGCATGAGCATTTGCTGGGTGGTGCTTTTGGCTCCGACGCCTTTGGGCATGCCGAAAGTGTTGCCACCATACCTGGCGATCTGAACGAGGACGACACCTATCTGGTGGTCAAACGCACCATAGGTGGCGCGACGAAACGCTTCATAGAATATTTTAAGACGTTTGATTTTGGCGAAGATGTCGAGGACGCATTTTTCGTAGACAGTGGCGCGACGTATTCAGGATCGGCGGCTACAAACATTACCGGCCTGGATCACCTGGAGGGGCAGACCGTTAGCATATTAGCCAATGGAGCTGTCCACCCAGACAAGGTTGTAAGCAGTGGCGCTGTAACTCTGGATTTTTCTGTGACCAAGGCGCATATCGGCCTCAACTTTACCAGCACTTTGCAGACCATGCGCATCGATGCCGGCGGGACAGAAGGCACCGCACAGGGCAAGACGAAGCGCATACATGAGGTCGTGTTGCGCTTGTTCCGCACAGTCGGCGTGTTGGTCGGTTCGTCAGAAACAGAAATAGATCGAATACCGTTTCGCTCATCTGCCGGTGCAATGACCAGCGCAACTTCGCTTTTTACTGGCGACAAAGAGATTGAATTTCGCGGCGGCTTTGACACTGACGGGTTTATTGTTGTGCAGCAGAACCAGCCTCTGCCGCTGACAATCATCGGCATATTCCCAAGGCTGATTACATATGACCAATGAGAATAATCGATTACCAGCAAGACCATCTGCATGACCTGATGGATGGGCCTCTTAATGACGGCGCGGTAAAAAACATTGGCTATATGAAGGACTGGGCAGAAACGCTGCAACAGCCAGGCTGGTCGTTCACATTAATCGAACACGGTCACATTATATGTTGCGCAGGCATCGTAGATATGTGGCCAGGCGTCGGCGAGGCGTGGTTTATCGCCAGCAATAAAATACACGACTACCCGCGCAAATTTATCCGCTTTGCCAGGACGGATGTAATGCAGAGGGTTATTGACGAAAACGGATTGTGGCGCGTCCAGGCAGTCTGCAAATCAGACTGGCCGGTCGCGCTAAAGTTTGCGCGCTTCATGGGTTTCGAGGTCGAGGGCGTGATGCGCAAATACGGGCCGGAAGGCATGGACTACACACGAGTAGCATGGGTGAAAAAATGAGCTTTTTGTTTCCAATCGCAGCGGGTCGCCAAGAGCAGGCCGCTTATAATTACAATGCAGATATTAACGAGCGAAATGCAAAGGTGGCCGAACAAGAGGCAGCCCAGCTTGTTTTTCAAGAAGAGCAAAACATTGTCCAGTTTCGCGAGGACATTTCTGATCTGCAAGACGCTACGGGCCAGGCGTTTAGATACAACGGCTGGATTGCTGACGAAGGCACACCCTTAAAGGTGGCCTTGGCAAACGCCCAAGAGGCTGACGAGGAAATAGCTATACGACGTTACAATGCGCAAGTTGGCAGGCGGGAATATTTAGAAGGCGCAGCCCAAGAACGCATGCAAGGCACACTGAACAGGATGTATGGGCAGGCCGCTCGTCGGGCTGGTCAATATGGTGCGATAGGTAGCCTTCTAGGCTCCGCTTCTCGTGTGGCTCAAGCCTAATGAAGGTGCCAACGTATCAGCGCCAGACACAGCGCACTGCGTCAACAGGGGCTAGAAATTTTTCCGTTCGCGCAAATCCAAGTGCCTTATCGGCTGACATTAGAGCGCTTGGTGGGGCCGTGGGTGTTGTTGAAAATATCGGCCTTGATTTTTACGAGCGCCAAAAATCCGAGCAGCGCGATGCTGAGGTTACGGACAACGAAAATAAATTTAAGGTTTTTGCTCAGGAATTGCTTTTCGGGTCAAAGAGCGAAGACCCTACGACGGTGCTGCAAGGAAACCGCAACACACCAAGCTTTGAGGATCGCCTGGAAACCCAAATACAAAAACAGGCAGCCGAAATAAGCGACACAAAAACTCGTAAAAAGTTTTTGACTGTGGCGCGCGCCTCAGCGCTTGGCACCGTCATTTCGGCAAATCAGGACGCTCGCAATCGACAAATTGATGGGAACAAGGCAATCGAGCTTGAGCGAGCTGATGTCTTAATAAAGCAAGCTTTCAGTGGAAACAGATACGAGCGAGAGATAGCCTACTCGGAGTTATTTGGCATTGGTGAGCTGCCCGGTCTTTATGACACTATGGCTGCGCGCGGCCATATAACCCAGACCCAGGCAGTTACCTTTAAAAGAACGGCGCGGGGCCGGATTGCTACTGGTGATGTGCAAAGCCGGATACTGGACGCCAGCGTAAGCAAAGACCCAGCGCGCGCAAGACAATTATTTGAGCAGCTATCAAGCAGAAAAGAATTTCCTGATTTGAAGCCGGAAGATCGCGACAGGTTTCAGAGGCAGGCTTTAAGGCTTGAAGAAAGTTTGTCCAATGAGCAGGTGCGCAGATTAGAACAACAAGACAGACTTGATAAAAAAGCGCGCACAGATCGCCACAGAACTAACGCCAGTGATTTGCATCGCCGCATTGTATCAGCCCAGCAAAACCCAAGTGACGCAAAAGAACAGGCCGGCATGCCAACCGAACTGGAATTGGTGCAGAAGCTAGAGAATGATGAAATTAGCCAGGACACCTATAACTATACTCTGAAAATATTGCGCGGTGGCGAGGTTACAGAAGACAAGCGGCTGATTGCGGAGATTAACGCCGACATTATGTCAGCCGAGACCACAGAGGAAATCGAGGCAATCAACCAGCGATTGGACGCTAACCAGGGCATCAGAATTGGCTTTGAAAAGGTTGAGCAACTCAGAGAGCGCGCAGCGCTAAGGGGGGGCAAGTCTCCACTCTCACGAGAAATCAAGCGGTATCATGACACTCTAAAGGCTCAGATAGGGCTGACACAAAAAGTAACCGCAGCTGGAATACTGCCTCAAGATCCGTTTGAAATAGATTTGGCTGACGATGCTATAGAGACATATTTCGATCTGACCACGAACCTTGGTGATATAAACGCAAACCTCTCGCCGAAAGAGGCATATCTTCAAGTGCGCGAACAATTCACCCGCGCGCAGGACGAAGACCTGGAGTTTTTGGTGCCGTTGCCCTTTGTTGTTGATTATCTCAGCGATGAGGCTACCGGGCTTAAAAAAGTTAAAGAACTGACATTGCAAGACATTATAGAGGGCCGCGAAAGAATACAGAAAAACAAAAACCTGTCTCAAATGCAACGCGCGCTTGAATTAGAAACGCTTGGATTTATAGCGGAAAGAATAGCTAGAAAATCGGTAGAGCCACCGCCAGTGCCAAAAGAGAACGATCAGTCTGACCAAGATTACTTTAACTTTTTTACCAACTTTTTAAACCGCTCTGAGCCGGACTACGAGTTAAAATGAGCAAAGAACAGGTAACACAATGGATTTGGCCCAATCATTAGCAGAGCGCAATGCCGCGCGCTACGAGGGTAACAACCCGCAAACGCGATACCTTGAAGAAAACTCGCCCGTGCCGGTGGACGGCAGCTATATTGTAAAGAACAATATACAGGACTTGCCAGACAGCGAAGAGGTCACAGAGGCCGAGCTGGTTGATCTGGAAAGCGACCGGGGGCAGGTCTGGGCCGCAGCCAGTCGCGTCATTTATGACGCTATGTATGACAACGTCAATGCACTCACTATCAAGAAGCCCGAAAGCGAACAGGATTTTGCGCGCTTTGGCGTTGAGTTTATGGGGCAGTTTGAACACAACATTTCGCAGATGGGCTACAATGTGGCAAAGCTGCAAAACGTCGATGATCGAACCAAGGCCGCCATGTATCATTTGCAGAGTGAATTTGGCAGGCTGCCCATGTTTACATGGAACGGTGTGCGACGTTTCACAAAGGGCATTTTTACCGACCTCACAACTTACGCAGCACTAGGATCAGTGGGCCTTGGGTTTTTTGGCCGCGCGGGTGTGAAGCAGGCTACCAAAGAGGGCTTCAAGGGCATGCTGCGCAAAGGCATTGCCAACCCCTACACGATTGCTGCAATAGAGGGCGGTGCATATGGCGGTCTCTATGATTATTTTACGCAAGAGGTTGAGCTTGAAGCAAACATGCGCGACAGCATTGACCGGGGCAGATTAGCAACTTCTACGGCCATAGGCTCGGCTGCCGGGCCAGCTCTTGTCGGTGCTGGCGAGCTGGCTGCTAAGGGAATACAGAGAGCGCGCCGCACTCGGCGAAACCGACAAGCACAGGACAATGAAACAGGCGATTTGTTTGATGACCCTGACGATGCCCCAACCCAAGCCCAAGACACTCAAATGGATGCAATGGCGGGAGCGCGTATATTCGATGCCGATAATTATCAGCCGCCCACATCTGACAACCCTGTCTCAGTCGTCAAACCAAAAGACGATGAACCAGGAATAATTGCCTTCCACGGTTCTGGCGCAGATTTTGATGAATTTAAGCTAGAAAAAATTGGCACTGGTGAGGGTGTGCAAGCTTATGGGTATGGGCTTTATTTTTCTGAAAGCGAGGATATAGCTAACTTTTACAAAGAAAGCATGGTTGCTCGTCAAGAATTTATGGGTTTGCCGATAAAGTATAAAGGACAAAAGTTTGCAGAATTTGAGGATTCAGCAGCAGCAGAGGCAGAGCCTCTTAAATATCAAATGATCGGTCAGTTGGGAAAAGAAATTCAAAGATTGTCTTATAGCCCAGAATTAAGGCAACCAGCCAAAGCAAAGCAACAGCTTTTAGCTTCTTTTGATAAGCAGATTGAGGAGCAGCGCGCAACTTTTAAAAACGAAAGCAGCTCAGTCAAGGAAACTATGGAGCAAACATTTGTTACACCATTGATTGAAAAACGAGAAGCTTTAGAAAAAATTGACCCCGCTGACATAGAGCTAAATTTACCAGAGGGCAAAACATATAAAGTTGGCTTGGCCCCTAAGCCTGACGAATTGCTAGATTTTGACAGACCCTATGAAGAACAAAGCCAAATCGTGCAAAAACAACTTAAAAAGGCAGGGTATACGTCTGATCCTAAAACAAATACGTCAGGGCAGGCAATCATTGAAACTTTGATGACTAAAATTGCGCAAAACCTAAACACCGAACGCGACAAACGGCTTGCAGAAATAAATATGGAGTTAGGCATTTTGTCCAAAATTATGGACGAAGATAGCGATGGCTATAGGCAAAATATGTCTCAGCGGGGCATTGACGCAAGCAATGAATATGATCGCCTTATGGAGGAAAAAGCCTCTTTGCCCAAAATGACAAAAGATGAAGCACGACGGCTTGCTTCTCAAAAACTTGCCAATGCTGGCATTCCTGGCATCAGATACAGCGCTGGACAGCAGACGCCGAACACGCCAATAAAAATACCTGCACCAAAAAATTATGTAATTTTTGATGATCAAGCTATCAAGGTTCTTGAAAAATACGGCATTGTCGGCCCAGTAGCTGTAAGCGCATTATCTGCAAATATGTCAAAAGATGACGATACCGATGTAGCCAACGCATCTAAAACAATGTAATTTCATTTAACTGGCCGCCCTGCGCGGCCTTTTTCTATATGGCAATAAATTCAAACGTACCAGATAGGCTGGCGCGCGAAGCGCTGGCCACCGGCGGCATGCGTCGGCCTTTGCAAGGGCAAGACGTGCTAGAGACAGACCCACGCCAACTTGACCTTGAGCTGCTGCCCAAGGCTGAGCTGGATGCCATAGAGCAAGTGACGCCAACGGACACGGAAGAGATCGAGGTTGCTGTGCTTGGCCATGCAGGGCCGCTTGCCAATAAGGTTTTACAGGGTGGCAAAGAGATGGTTGGCCGCGCTCTGTCGCCAAAAGAGGACGTATTCAATAAATCTCAAGAGGTACTGCAACGCCTTAGAGAAGAAGAGCTGGTGCCACCAGAGCAAGCCCCGCCAGTTTTGGAACCAGATGCAGCGCCTGCCACCGGCGATGACCTCAATGCCGAAATGGAAAGCATGGGTTTCAATCAAGCCTATGACGATGATCAAGCCCAGGGTTATGAGGCGTTTCAGCAAGGCTCCGTTGTTGATCGCGACACAGAAGACCAGGTGCGCCGGATACTAGATGAACCCGCCCAGGTAGACAGCAAGGGCATGCTGGATGATTTCCGTGCGGTAGGCGCGGCAGGTGACGCTAAAATCCCTGATGAAGAAGGGGTGCTCTCATCAATCCAGGCAATAAGCAAAACATATGCCGGCAAGATAACCGAAGAAAAGCGCGGCACTATCACGCTCGAAGCGACGCGCCAGCTTGCTGATTTGGTTGGCGTGGCCCCAGAGCGTTTGCAGGCCACAATTCTTGGCCGCCAGCGTGGCGGTGTAATCATTGACCAAGAGGGTGGTCTGGGCCTTGCCGAAAGTATGGTGGCCGCGCGCGATCTGCTAGTTGCAGAAATGAAGAGGCTGGATCAGCTCGCAAAAAAAGCTGAATTCGGAACTGATGAAGACGCGCTAAATTTTCGCGCACAGCTTGAGCTGGTCGCGCAGTTGCAAGCGCAAATAAAGGGCGCTCAAACAGAAATAGCCAGAGCGCTTAGCTCGTTTCGCATTCCAGCGCGAGATGCTGGCCAGGGTGAAGAAATGCGAGCAGGCGACGTGCAGAACCTGCTGGAGCAGTTTGGCGGGGCCGACGATGCCAAGGACATGGCAAAAGCCTACAACCAAGCCGGCAGCAACCCGGCGGCTAAGGCAGCAGTGGCAAGGGGCTTCTCCAAAACCAAGCGGTTCAGTGACGCTGCTTACGAGGTGTGGATCAACGTGCTGTTGAGCAGCCCCGTTACACACACAAAAAACATTGTGGGTGCCTTTCTGACGACATTTGCACATTTACCGGAAACATATGCAGCCGCAACTGTAGGCGCTGTGCGACAGAGGCTCGGCGGCCGCCAAGCTGCTGTGTCTATGGGCGAGGCAAATGCGGCATTGTTTGGCACGGTAATGTCCATGCGAGAGGCTTTCGGCGCTGCCGGCAAAACATTTAAAACCGGCGATCAAGCAATCGCTGGTAGCAAGCTAGAGGGGCATCAGGGCAGGCGCAATCCTAGAGCATTCAGCGCTCAAGGTCTGCAAGCTCAAGGTTACGGCACAGCCATCGACATGCTCGGCAAGTTTATGACGCTAGGCCGGTTGCCCACCCGCGCCCTAGAGTTTGAGGACACGTTTTTCAAGGTGGTTGCACAGCGCCAGCTCCTGTATCAGAACGCCTATTCTACAGGCGTAGCAAAGGGCTTGCGTGGCGACGAGCTTGCCACACACATTGCTGAGTTTGTATTTGACCCACCTGCAAGCGCTTTAGAAAAAGCAGATGCACATGCTCAATATGTAACGCTACAAACAAACTTGGACAGCGTCGGCAAAAGCATGAAAAACATCCGGGACAAAGTTCCTGGCATGAGATATTTTTTGCCGTTTCTTAAAACGCCATATAACGCATTTAAATATGCGTTCATAGATCGCGGCCCTATCGGGTTGTTTTACGGAGAAAGCAAGGCGGCCATAGATAAAGCGAAGCTGCCAGGCGCGACAATGGCTGACAGGGCTGCGGGTGATGCAGCCATTGCACGATTAAGTATGGGCAACGCCACCCTATTTACCATGGCAGGGCTTGTGGCGGCTGGTCAGGTAACTGGCAAGGGGCCAAACGATAAGGGCATCCGTGACAATCTGCGCCAAACTGGCTGGCAACCTTACAGCGTAAAGGTAGGCAATCAATATGTAAGCTATGTCGGAATGGAACCGTTTAGCTCCGTGATGATGCTTGGTGCTGATGCTGCCGAAGTTTTGATGAGCGGTGCCGTTGATCAAGACAGCGCTGAGGAACTGATCGCCGGAGTGGCGGCGGCCTTTGCTTACCAGCTTACCGAAAAAACTTTTATGTCTGGGTTTTCAAGCCTGGTAAATACTCTAAACGATCCTACTCGTTATGCTGGCAACACCATTGAAAGCCTGGTTGGGTCTTTTGTCCCGCGAATAGTCGCGCAGATTGAGCGAAATGTTGATCCAACGGTGCGCGCTGCTGAAGGCGTTTTGGAGCGCATAAAATCACAGGTGCCGGGTTGGAGTTCAACCCTGCCGCCGAGGCGCAACCTTGCAGGTCAGGCCATTGTGTTAGACGGAGCATACGGCCCTGACGTATTCAGCCCATTATACTCAACGACAACTGGGCCAAACAAATTTGACCCGGACAAAAAGCGCGCGCAACGCGCGTTTGATATGTTCCAAGAGCTTATTGACGTGCGGTTTAAAAGCACTCCGCACCCGGACACATTTAATTCGGATATTAGTCTGTCGCCAGAGGCAACAGACGTTTACCACCAGTATGCCGGCAAGCGCACTCTGGACTATTTAGAAAAACTTTTTGCTAACGATGAATATCAGCGAGTAAGGGCCAACGCTTTGAACGGCGACCTGACGGCGCGTGAAATATTGCACAACAGTATCCGCAGGCAAGTTGCCGCAGCGCGAAAAGACGCCAAAGAAGACCTGCAGAGAGATCCTGAATATGGACAAAAACTGAACGACCTGCTTGAGAGGATCGGCGAAGACAAAAAAGAAAAATATAGGAAGGCGATTGAACGCTAAGGAAGAGGCTAGGAATATATGACAGTATCTACAACAACATCAAAGGCATCCGCGAGTGCAAACGGCACACAGCACAGCTTTGCCTATGGGTTCAAAATATTTGCCGATGCCGACCTGCAAGTAATTGTGCGCGCCGCTGACGGCACTGAAACATTAAAGACGCTCAACACACATTATATTGTGACTAATGCAGGCAGCTCAAGCGGCGGCAACGTCTTGTTTAAATTCAATACCGGCACCAGCTCTGACGCCCATTTCAGCAGCACAGACCAGCGCCCTCAGTCTGGCGAAACCGTTGTTATTAAGCGTGAGCTGACGCTGACCCAAGGCACAGACTATGTCGCAAACGATCCCTTTCCAGCAGAAAGCCATGAGGATGCGCTCGACCGGCTAACCTTTATAACCCAGCAGCAACAGGAAGAGCTTGACCGCACGATCAAGGCGTCCGTGACTAACACCATTAGTGGGGCAGAGTTTGCTCTGTCAGCGACCGACCGCGCAAACAAAGTTATGGCGTTTGACGGCTCCGGCGATCTCAGCGTGACGCAAGAGCTTGGAACATTCAAAGGCAACTGGGCTGCAAGCACTGACTATGTTGTGCGGGATATTGTCAAAGATAGCGGCACCAATAACATCTTTATAGTGAACACCGCGCACACATCCTCTGGCTCGTTGCCACTGACAACAAACACCAACAGCGCAAAATATGATCTCATAGTCGATGCGGCCACAGCAACAACAGCTCAGACGGCTGCGGCGTCCAGCGCTTCAGCAGCCAGCACCAGCGCAAGCACGGCAACCACAAAGGCGTCCGAGGCTGCAACCTCTGCCACAAACGCTGCGACCAGTGCCTCGACGGCGACAACAAAGGCCAGCGAGGCATCAACATCTGCCAGCAATGCCAGCACCAGCGAGACAAACGCCGCAGCCTCTGCAACTACTGCATCGACACAGGCATCGACTGCTACCACTAAGGCAAGCGAGGCAGGCACCAGCGCAACTAACGCAGCAGCGAGCGCCTCGACGGCTACGACCAAAGCAAGTGAAGCGGCTACCAGTGAAACAAATGCCGCAGCTTCTGCAAGCACAGCCACGACAAAAGCGTCTGAGGCTGCGACAAGCGCCACCAACGCCGCGACCTCTGAGACCAATGCGGCAACAAGCGCAACCGGCGCAGCCAGCTCGGCAACGGCAGCCGCGTCGTCTGCAACTGCGGCGGCATCTTCACAAACTGCGGCAGCGGCCTCTGCGGCAAGCGCGGCCTCGGCATTTGATAATTTTGATGATACTTACCTCGGAAGCAAAACTAGCAATCCAACAGTCGATAATGATGGCGATGCACTTGTGGCAGGTGCGTTGTATTTCAACAGCACGGCCAATGAGATGCGTGTCTATGATGGTGCAAACTGGATTGCCGCAACCTCGGCTGGCAATGTAAGTTTGATCCTGTACGAATACACTGCTACGTCTGGCCAAACTACCTTCTCAGGCAGTGACGATAACAGTGCCACACTGTCCTACACAGTAGACAATCTTCAGGTTGTGATGAATGGCGTGGTGCTTGATCCAGCAGATTTTACTGCAACCAATGGCACCAGTGTTGTGCTGGATAGCGGAGCTACGCTTGGCGACCAAATAAACATCTATGCTTTTAAATCTTTTACTACAGCAGATATGGTTTCCAAAACCTCTGGTGGTACGTTTAGTGGTGCAGTTGGATTTAGTGGTGGCATCACAGGTGATGTAACTATCGATGACAAAATTGTTCACGCTAGCGATACCAACACCGCCATCCGCTTTCCAGCTAACGATACGGTCACAATAGAAACGGCTGGCTCAGAACGTGTGCGTGTTACTGATGCTGGAAATGTTGGTATTGGCGCAACGCCAAATGCTTATACGGGTTTTACAGTTCTTACTCTTGGCGGTTCAGGTAGTTCTGACTTAGATTTTGAAAAAAATGGTACTGTCATTGCTTCTCAATATACAACGAGTAGCAATGACAAGTTTTTTATCCAATCAGTTCAGGATGGAATGGTTTTTCAAACGGCTGGAAGTAATGACCGTATGGTTATTGACAGTTCGGGCAATGTGCTGGTGTCGAAAACGTCAGCCAACACTAGCACTGTAGGCGTGGAAGCAAGAGAAAATGGACTGCTTGTCGCCACTAGGGACGGCGGTCAACCATTATTGGTTGACCGATTAACAGATGATGGCAACTTAGTTTTATTGCGCAAAGACAGCGCAGGTGTTGGGGGCATTAGTACAAAATCAAGTGACATCATCATTGGCACGGGTGACGCAGGAATAAGTTTCAACGATGGCAATAACGCTGTTATTCCTGCGAAATTTGGCACTAATGAATTTAGTGATAATTTTCTTGATTTAGGTGCATCAACCAATCGCTGGGATGATGTCCGTGCCACCAACGGCACTATTCAAACATCAGACGCAAATGAAAAACAACAAATTGCCAGCCTAACTGACGCAGAAATTACTGCCGCCAAAGCAATCAGCAAACTGTTCAAGACCTTCAAATGGAATGACAAGGTTGAAGCCAAAGGCGATGCCGCCAGAACGCACACTGGCGTAGTTGCCCAAGAGGTGCAGTCGGCTATGAGCGATGCAGGGCTTGATGCAACCAAATACGCTTTCTGGTGTTCTGACACTTGGTGGGAAAAAGATGTTGAGGTGCCAGCCCTGGAAGCTGACGAAGAAAACGGCATTGAGGCACAAGACGCATACACCCGCACAGATACGTATCACACAGCCGAAGAAGCACCTGAAGGTGCAACAGAGCGCACCCGCCTTGGTGTTCGCTATCCTGAACTGCTGGCGTTCATCGGTGCGGCGACAGAGCAACGATTGGCTGACATTGAAACACGATTAACTGCACTGGAGGCTGGATAATGACTAGCAAAGCAAGACAACTAGCACAATCTGCAAGCGCACCTGATGGTCGTAAGAATATTGTAATAAATGGTGCAATGAACGTCTGTCAAAGAGCAACTTCAGTATCTGGTTTGGGTGATGTATCGAATAGCGGATATCACGTTCAAGATAGGTTTGATATGGTTTTTAGCACTTCTGGACGTTTTACTGTGTCTCAAGACAGTGATGCGCCAGCAGGGTTTAGTTCAGCAATGAAGCTGGCTTGTACAACTGCTGATACTTCTATTGGGGCTGATGAGTTTGGGCTTATTTCTTATCAAATAGAGGGTCAAGATTTGCAACATTTGCATAAAGGAACTTCGAGCGCAAAAGAACTGACGTTGTCTTTTTATGCAAAAGCAAATGCCTCAAAAACTTATGTAGTTGAAATGAGAGACTATGATAACAGCAGAATAATGTCCAAAGCATTTACGGTTGGAACAAGCTATAGTCGCATTGAGTTGACTTTCCCTGCCGACACAACAGGAGAGCTTGATAATGATAACGCCAGAAGTTTTGCAATTAATATTTTTATTCATGCTGGCAGCACTTATTCCAGTGGCACTTTAGGCACAACGTGGGCAGCTTCGGTCACAGCCAATCGTGCGGCGGGAGTTGAAAGTTTTTTTAGCAGTACAGACAACACATTTTTCATAACAGGCATCCAACTTGAAGTCGGCTCAGTAGCCACTGAGTTTGAGCATCGCACTTTTGCTGAAGATTTGCAGTTGTGTCAGAGATATTTTATTCGTTATCCAAGTTTGGCTGATGCGTCCACAGCAGTGTACCTCGCATTAGGTATGATACACAATTCGGCTATTGCTTATTTTCCACTGACATTACCTGTGCCTATGCGAACAGAGCCAGATTTGTCTATTTCTGGAACAGCAGATTTTCAAAGCATTGATAGTGGGACAATAAGAAACTTAACAAATCTTACACTTCTGGCAGATGGTTCTATAGACAACAAAGTAATCGCTTTACAGGGTGCAGGAACTTTTCCCAACGAAGATAGGCCATCCATCTTGAAGGGCGATGGTACTTCAGGTGGTCACTTTGCTTTAGATGCGGAGCTTTGAGTATGGATGAGATGAATATTACATCAGCAAAGTTTATTGCAGATATGGATGGTAACAACACATCTATTCAATGCACAATAAATGGAACGATATGGTGCGTTCTAATGAATAACGATAGCACCCGATATCAAGAAATTTTACGACAAGTAGAAGCTGGCACACTTACAATTGTGGATGCTGACTGATGACGAGACCAACAGCAGCAAGCGTCCAAGCCCAGCTTGATACACATGAGGCCGTGTGCGCTGAGCGGTGGGCCGAGACCATTGCCAGGATCAAGAGGATCGAGCTTCTGATTATCACAAGTGCCGGTGGCAGCATTGCGCTGCTGCTTTCGCTGGTTCTGACGTAGGCACCCAAAATGCTCGGCGAATTGGCGGCAGCTAACGCGGCCTTTGCAATCATTAAACAAGCTGTGCAAAACGGACGCGAGCTTGCCGATGCCGGAGCGGCTATCACAAAATATGTTGGTGCAAAAGAGGAATTGTCACGACGGGCAAAAAAGAAAAAACGCCGAGGCGTAGACAACAGCGACCTCGAAGAGTTCATGGCGCTTGAGAAACTGAAGCAACAGGAAGATCAGCTACGGGAGACAATGATCTGGTCGGGCCGACCCGGACTATGGCAGGACTGGCAGGCATTTCAAGCGCAGGCGCGTAAGTCTCGTCGTGTCCAGGAGCAGCTCGCCAGGAAACGCCGCGAAGAATTTGTCCGCGCATTTATGATTTTTCTCGGCATTGTAGTCGGCATCGTCGGCGTTGTTGGGCTGATTGTCTGGGCCTTGTTCTTACGAGCTTTACAATGATGGACGTGTTTTTGTTGCTGGTTTATCTGGGCGTCGGTGAAGACCGGCGCATGGAAAGCAACAAGATGCATTTTCGTGATTTAACAGAGTGCAACTTTTTTGCGCGCAATCTGAGCAAGCGCTACGGCACACATCGCGACATGCGATACATCGACAAGCGAGATCGGGTCACTGCTTACTGCGTACCGAAGCGCGTCGATCCCAAAAGAGTAAGGGTCTATTGAAAATTTATAGGTATCAGCGGCTAAACAAGATGCGCGCTTACAACCTTGCGCGGAAAAAAGAGCGCAAGACCAACAGCACAAACTTTCAGATTTATAAACGCAACAATCGGGATAATATCTATGCTTAATTTATTGCAGCCCATTGCCGGTCTGGCTGGACAGTGGATGGCAAATCGCGCCGAAAAGGCAAAGGCCAAGCAAGCTCTGGCCGTCGCTAAGATCGAAGCCAAAACCAAAAAGGTACAGTCCGATGCGAATTGGGAAGAGCAGGCCATGTCTGCCAGCCAGGATAGCTGGAAGGATGAAGCCTGGACGCTGACCTTTATCGCCCTCATATTCGCCTGCTTTATTCCAGCGCTCCAACCCTACATTGCCGACGGCTTTAAGTTCTTGCGAGAGGATTGCCCCGAATGGCTAACCTATGGAATTTTGGCAAGTATCGCTGCAAGCTTTGGCCTAAAAAGCATTGGCAAGCTGAAGGGCTAGACGCAGACATGAAGCTCAGCAAAAATTTTAGTCTGCGCGAAATGACCAAAAGCCAGACCGCCTTGCGCATGGGTATCAGCAACACGCCAACGATTGATAAAATACAAAACCTGAAAGCTCTGTGTGAAAATGTTTTGCAGCCGGTGCGTGATCATTACGACCGGCCAGTCACTATCACGAGTGGCTATCGGTGCGAAGAGCTGTGCCAGGCTATTGGCTCGAAGGTCACAAGCCAACACGCACTCGGTCAGGCGGCTGATTTCGAGATTGCCGGAATAAGCAATTATGGCGTCGCTGAGTGGATAGCAAAACACTGCGTGTTCGACCAGCTCATCCTAGAATTTTACACAGGCGGCAATACGGGCTGGGTGCATTGCAGCTACGCCCCAGACCCGCGCGGTCAGACGCTGACATACGACAAAGAAAACGGATATCGGAAAGGATTGATCGATGCCTGAAGCACTGGAGAAAAGCCTGATGGCTCGCGCTCGAAAAAAGGGACTGAAGGGCAAAGCGCGTGACAGATACGTCTATGGCACCCTGACCCGCATCGCTGGGCCAAAAGGCTCCGAACGAGCTGGCAAGACCGGAGCGGTGCGTCGTGGCTAAGACACCAGCTTGGCAGCGCAAGGCAGGCAAGAACCCAAAGGGCGGTTTAAACGAAGCCGGTCGCCGCTCAGCTCGCGCCCAGGGCATGAACTTAAAACGCCCTGTCAAATCGGGTGACAATCCTCGCCGCGCATCCTTTCTTGCGCGCATGGGAAACATGCCAGGGCCGGAGCGCAGAAACGGCAAGCCGACACGATTATTATTATCCTTGCGAGCGTGGGGCGCGAGCAGCAAGGCAGATGCCAGAGCAAAGGCAAAATCAATCAGCGCTAGAAACAAACGAAAGGGGTAGTTATGCCTAGTCATTACGGCGGTGGACGCAAAAAATCTGGATCAATGATGAAGATGGCTCGCATGAAAAAGCAGGCGGCGACAGCGATGGCGATGAAGAAAGCCGGAAAGAAACCCAAGCGCCGTGGCTAAGAAAAAATCTACGGTCAACAAGGCCGGTAATTATACCAAGCCTGGCATGCGCAAGCGCATGTTCCAGTCGATCCTCGGGCGCAATGTTCAAGGCACTGCGGCCGGCAAGTGGTCTGCTCGGAAAGCTCAGCTTCTGGCCAAGCGCTACAAGGCAGCCGGTGGGGGGTATCGAAACTAATGCATAATCCACAGCACAGTCTGCGCCAGTGGGGCAAACAAAACTGGCGCACGAAGTCTGGCAAGAAGTCCAGCGAGACCGGCGAGCGCTATTTGCCTGCCGCTGCGATTGCCAGCCTGACCCCTGCCGAGTACGCGCGCACCACCGCTGCAAAGCGCCGTGCCAAGAAAGCTGGCAAGCAATTTTCAAAGCAGCCTGAAAGCATAATGAAAAAAACGCGCCGGTTTCGCAAATCCTAGCCGCATGCCAAGCGCATGCCAAGCGCATGCCAAGCGCATGCCAAACACCACGAATAACCCGCAACACGGGTCACAACTTGTTGTTCGTATGTACCGGTTTTGTTGGTTTGTGCGCGTGGTGGTACAAAAAATACGGGTTCAAGTCCTACCGGGGTCGCCATCCACCCCCTTGATATCATTACATATTTTCTGAAAACACCCTTTCTGCATGCCAAACGCATGCCAAAAAGGGCTTGTAATTGCTTTTCTGGGTCTCTACGTTGACGGTATAAGTCAAATTTATGGAGACCGACCCATGGATATTTCAGTTACACAACACAAGACGCAACTTAAAAAAGGCTGGGCAAGTTTTTGCGTTGACACTCGCTCAATCGTTGAAAATGGCAAACGAAATTATTTTGTTACGCGCGAGGAAGCACAAGCTTTTGCTGACAACCTTAAAAAAGAACTGACCCCCAACCTCGCAGAGGCGTGGGACTGGGATTTTAAAACACTGCAAGATCGATTTGAACGGCATTTGGAAAATCAATATCGGGACGGCGATATCGAGCTGGCAAATTTGCAGGGCAAGAAGCGACACGTCCAAAATTTTGTTAATCTCAATCTTGGGGGTGCGACCTTGCTAACGACCAAAGTTCGCGACCTTACTGCTGGGCAAGTGCGACTAGAGTTGATGGATCAACTTAGAACAAACAGCAGAGATGCAAAGCGTCAGAGAACACGCAAAACTGTCCTAAATATTATTATGGACGTGCGCGCGATGTTTGACTACGCGATGGATGCCGGTTGTCGCAACACCAATCCAATGGACGGTGTAAAACCGAAGGGCGCAAAAAAAATGGGCAATGGTAAACACAAGCGCATACAGCCCGACATTATCGATGCCATTATTGCAGCAATGCCTGAGCATTGGGCATTGCGCGCACGGTTCGCAGCAACGACTGGCCTACGCCAGGGCGAGCAGCGCGCGCTGCGATGGGCGCATGTTGATTTAGAAAGTGGATTTGTTCGCGTCACTGAGGCGGTAAAATCACGCGCTGGCGTTGGAGATACAAAAACCGTGAAGGGCAATCGCAGGGTGCCGCTGACGCCAGACGTTAAAAAATTATTGCAAGAGTTATACCTGCGCACAGGTCGGCCCGATGATGACCAGCTAGTGTTTCCAAGCGCGACTGGACATATGTTAAGCCAAACCAGGTTTCTTGTGGCAATACACAGAGCATGCGACGCAGCCGGGGTAGAACGTATTCGCTGGCACGATCTGAGGCACTACTATGCAAGCCGTATTCTACAAGCTTTTGATGGTGACTGGTGGGCGGTTACTAACCTTATGGGTCATACGTCCATCAAGACAACGACGGACACCTACGGTCATTGGCTAGAAACGGCAGAGCAAAATCAGCGTGTTGCAGACACGATCAGTCAGGCGTTCTAGCTTGCACCTGCCTGCGTAAATTTTTTATTTGTTCCAATATTTCGTCCCGCTCATTACGAGGTGGAGCGCTTGAAAGAGTTATTGGCACGGTGGAAGCGTTGGAATAAGTGCTGTGGTAGGTTATACCCGATGACGCGCTGGTGGTGTATTGGCTATGCACTGAGCTTTTTATGTTCCGAAGTTTTTCTTCTAAGCTGCTAATTTGTTTTTGCAGGTCGAGCGTTTCGTTGTCGTACAGGATGCGCTCAGAAGGCGTGGCATTTTTATACCAGCGGTTCAGTTCTCTTCTTTTGCGTTCCTGTCTAAGTTTTTCAATACGGGCGCGCACTGCCTTTATGTTTTCTTGCCGCTTATCTTCCAGCTCCTGTAAGCGCCGCGCTTCCATCCGCTTGTAGTGCCGGTGCTTATCCATTATTTTTCGCGTCAACGGTACGCGCTTGCCCGTTGACGTAACAAGCGAGCAGGTATTCGAGGCAGGGTTGACGCGCTGCACAGCAAGATCAAGCTCGTTGTCTGCACCAATGACATGGCCGGTCAAAAAGTAGAAGTGATCATCGTCCGTGTCCCACAAAAGAGACCCGTTAATTTTATATGCAACATTGCGCGCAATGTTTGCGTCGCGGATGCTTTTGAAAAAAGCTACCCCGTTTGGTTCTAGATTGAGCAGTGTGGCAGCCACGTCCAACACGCGGGGTCGGGGATACAGCTTTGTATCTTTAAACAAGGTAATGTTCGCCAGCGCTTTGGCCTTGTCGTCACTGTTGTCGGTCATCACATTTTCTCGTTTCGATTGCGGCCTGATGAAACCGCAGCGCGAGCTGGTCGAGCTGCTCGGCGGTCAAAGATCGCGAGACAAAGGTTTCGTCAATCAGGCAGTTGATCCGGCCCCTGGTCGGGTACACTATCAAGACCGACAGCGGCGTCGATGGCAGAGCGCTGGACGTAGATACGTCGCCCGACCGTGATCTCTTGCAGCTTGTGCTTTTTGATAAGATTGCGCGCGCGGTAGTAAGCGTCGCGGTTTTGATTGTCAAAAAGATATTCCGCAACTTCTTTAATGGTGAGTAGCTTGGCATTTGTCATCAGATACCCCCATCGCCAAACGGATCATCAAACGGGTCGGCTGCAAGCGGTGGTGGTGACGAGCTGGGCGCGGCTTGAGCATCCGGCTCATTAACGATAAGCTTGAACTGCATGACCTTTGGATACTCACGCACATTGTCGCTGCCGTTGCGTTGCGTCAGGGTGATGCCGATCTCGGCGCCCACCTCAGCAAAAAGCCGATGCAGCTCGTCGCACTTGGCCTGCTGCTCGGCAGTCAATGGCACATAGCTTTTCGACAGGTCGTTCCACTCTTGCTTAAATTGAATGTAACCGACCGCGCGATATTCTTGCGGCGCGCCGTTTGGCGCAGTTGCAAGCACGTCCTGTTTTGGTTTGATGCGCGCATATGAAAAGTGTGGTTTAACCATCTCTTTCTCCGTTGTTTAATGTTTGCAATGTTTCCGTGTATTGCTGCACGAGCAAATTCCACTGATCGACGCTGGCCGCTCTCAAGTCGTTGCGCGTTCTGGCTGTCGAGTTTCTCCAAGCCCCAAGCCGTTCCATTGTGGTTATGCTTTTTATTTGATTGCACTGTTCCTTGACCCAGGCAGCCCAGTCGTCCGTGTCAAACGGTACGTCCTCGACGGGTGGGGCGGCGGGCTCGGTTTGTTGGGGGACAGGGGCAGAGGCAGGGGCAGGTGTTCCTTGCGCGACCACATCTTCCATTTCGTTTGCAGATGCGTATTCGGAACCAGCAAGCCCTATGCTCGCCAAGGCGCGACCGATTGCTGCTGTTTCCGTTTTTTCCAAAGCTGCGCGACCGCGCGGCTTTTCGGCGTGGCCTGTTCCAATTATTTGTTGGACGACCTCACTTCCAACAATCGTGTCTTTGGTCACGACGGCTTTTACTCTAAGGCTGGCGTCGTCGCTGCCCTCGACAAATGTTTGTACGCTGTACCGGTGGCCAAAATACTTGCGAAATATTCCGACGCGGTGATGCACCATTGTGTATTTTTTGCCGTTTAACTCGACGCCAAAGCGCTCGTTAATTTCGTTAAGCTCATTCACCGCAGCTTGTATTGTCGCGCTGTCGTCCCAGGCTTTTGGTTTGTTGTAGCCAGGATCGCCTGGCTGAATGTCTAACCGCTGTGTCATTGTGACCCCCAAAACTTTTTCGCTTCTTGAATGAATGTGACCGGCTCATTCCAATACATTGCGCGCCAATCTGGACTAACTAGGCTAAACAACTCATGCTTGCATGTGGCCGTGCGCAGAATGTTTTCTGTCGTCTTTTCACGCATGGCAATGTCAGCCACCACGTCATGCAGATAATCATCGCGCAGCTCTGGTGCGTTCTCTGGCGTAAACACCCGATAGTCTGACGCATTGGCGTACACAATGAAGGGTGGCCGGTGACCATTCAGCGCCCAAAAGCCAGCGGCCTGGTACACGTTGTTCATGTCGAACATGCCCGTGAGGCTGTTGGGCAGGCTACCACTCTGCCAGCCGCTCTTGGCACGACTGCTGGGCCTAGACCATTTTGTCTTGAGATCGCCTCGGTTGGCATAATCTGGTTTGGTGTTGTGGGGCAGGGCGCAGCCAGGCAGCGTGTCCAATAGCTGCATCTCACCAAGGATGCGATTGTCGCCTGCCATTGCCTCTCTAAGGCCCTTTACAGCGTGTTCTACGACCTTTGGTAGCTCTATGAGGTATTGCTCACGGCGCAGCTCATCATCGTCGTTTTTGGCCTTGTAACTGGCGAGCTGGTCAACGCCTGCGCGTGTAGCCTCGGCCATATCATAGGTCTTGCCCTGTTGGTCAGGCACAAGGGCCATGTCTGTGGCGGTCTGAACAGCTCTGCCAGCTTCCATGTTGGCGCTCGACCGGCCCTCGTACAGCCTGGACAGAACCCCGCGCGCTTCAATCTTTTCGGTCTCAGATGCTACTGCATTTTTTAAAACAGCAAACGCCTTGTCTACTAATGGCCGGACGTGTGACTTCTCAAAGAAATCCTTGGCGCGGTCTTTGTTGCGCGGGTTGCTGTGGTGGAAATAGTTGTGTCGGATAGCCCAGTCGGGCAAGGTATGTAGCATGAATATGTACCTCTGAAGTGTACATATAACGCTAATGGGTGGCGTATTTTACGTCAATTCTTTTGACGTGTTTTCCACAATTTTTGGTGTGGCAAATCTTAAATTTGGTCTTGATGTCGGTTCCGGTCACAATCTAAAAAACCCTAATTTAATGGAACGGTATACGTCAACCCCCTAGATTATTCCGTCGAAGCAGTGTAGTTTTTATTGATGACTTTAGATACGTTTAGAAAAGAAAAGGGCTGGTCATTTGCGCACCTGGCACGCCAGCTCGGAGCTTCACACGCCACAGTGGCGCGGCGCTGGTGCCTGCCGCGCGATCACAAAAACCGGCTAATTCCCAGTCCAGTTTATATGGACAGAATTATTGT